GGGGACAACAATACGTTGATCCCCGTCGATAAATGGATGGCCTTCAGCGAGAAGGGCGGCTTAAAGGGTTCTATCGACCTGCTGCCCATCGAGACGTTGGCCTCCGCGCTCATTAATTGTTACCAGGCACAGGCTAACATTAAGGGGCAAATCTATGAAATTACGGGCATTTCAGACATTCTGCGCGGCGCTGGCGCGGCTTCTGAATCGGCCACGGCCCAACAGCTTAAAGGGCAATATGCAGGGCTGCGACTGCGCGCTATGCAGGAAAGCGTTGCTTTATTCGCAAGCGAATTACTGAGGCTTAAGGCGCAGATTATCTGCACCAAGTTCCAACCTGAAACTATCCTGCGTCTAGCCGCGGCTGAACAAATGTCGCCTGCTGATCAGCAGATGATCCCCCAAGCCTTGCAACTGATGCAGGATAGTCCCCTTCGCTCGTTCCGTATCCAGGTTGCCGCTGACAGCCTGGTTCAGCTTGACGAGAACCAGAACAAGCAAGACCGCATGGAGTTTATGAATGCGTTCAGCAACTTCTTGCGGGAAGCTGTACCGGCTGGTCAGGCATCGCCTGAGATGGTGCCGATGCTGATGGACATGATGAAGTTCGGCCTTGGCGGGTTTAAGCAGGGCGCTATCATGGAAGGGTCGATTGATGCTGCTTTGCAGCAGATGATTGCGTCTAATGCCAAGAAGGCACAGAACCCGCAGCCCAATCCAGAAATGATTAAAGCCCAAGCTCTTCAGCAGTCCGCCCAGATGAAGGTTCAGGCTGATGTGCAGAGCCAACAGGCCCGCGCCCAGGCTGATATGCAGATCGAGCAGATGAAGATGCAGATGGAGGCGCAGCTAGAGACGCAGCGTCAGCAGCATGACGCCCAGCTTAAGATGCAGGAACTGGCTGCCAAGGAGCAGTACGAACGCTGGAAGACTGAACTGGACGCTGCCACGAAGATCATGGTTGCCCGCATTGGTGCCAACCCCGGCATGGATCTGCCGATGATCGAGGCACAACAGGCCGCGTCTGAGACTATCACCAAGGAACTTGGCGATAACGTCCGCATGGCGATGGATCAGATGACCAATGCCCAGAACAACATGGCGAATATGCACGGCGAGTCTATGCAGAGGCTCCATGATGTTCTCCGGGCTGCCAACGCGCCAAAGCGGATCGTGCGTGGCCCTGATGGTCGGGCGATGGGCGTCGAGCCTGTACCAGTTGCACCGCAGGGAATGATTCAATGATTACAACGACTAAGGGCAATATGGACGAAGCGTTGCTCGAAAAGCGCGAAGGCCAGCTTGAAAACGACAATGAGACAACTTCTTGGGTTGAATACTGGGATGGCGACGAGATGGTTCACCGCTCGGTCCATGTCCATCTGAAGAAACCCATGATTTCCGTATCTGAAATTGGAGGCTTTACGTGAGCAACACTCAAGCAATGTGTACGTCCTTCAAGGGCGAAATCCTGTCTGGCATTCACGCCTGTGGCACTACTGTCATTAGGGCTGGCACCGGAGCGGACACGCTCAAGGCCGCGCTGTACCTAGCCTCGGCCACAATCAATGCGGCCACGACTGCCTATACCGTGACCGGCGAAGTCTCTGGCACGGGCTACTCGGCGGGCGGCGTTACTGTTACCAATGCCACGGCCCCAACAACTAGCGGCACGACTGGCTTTTGGACGCCTTCAGCCAGCCTGACCTACACGACTGTTACGCTGACCACAGCCTTTGATTGCGTCCTGATCTACAATTCAACCCAGAGCAACAAGGCTATTTCGGCTCATACGTTTGGTTCGCAGACCGTGACAGCCGGGACGTTTACGCTGACCATGCCGGTTAACGATGCGAGTAATGCACTTATCCGCATTGCTTAACTCCTATGGCGCAGGGTCCATGGGATACAGGCACATGGGATAGCGCCCTTTGGGATAGCCTCCCAATCACGGGCAACGCTGCTACTGGGTCACCCGGCAGCGTAGGCGTAGGCGCGCGTACAGTCGCCCTGACGGGCGTACAGGCCACCGGGGCGGCAGGAACCGTTACCCCTAGTATCACCATCGCCCTGACAGGCGTCCAGGCCACGGGCCAAGTCGGCACAGAAGGCGAAAGCCTGACGATTGCCCTGACTGGCGTAGAAGCCACCGGCCAGGTCGGGACTGTCAGCCACGGCGGCATATCCTTTGCCCTGACCGGCGTCGAAGCTACCGGCACCGCTGGCAACGTAATCTACGTCCCGGCCCCAATCATCGTTGTCGATGACACCCATGACGGCGACTACCACAAGAAGCTGAAGAAGCGGTTTGATAAGGAAAATCAACGGCTTAAGCGCAAGCGTGACGATGTTATTGCGGCGTATGAGCGTATTGTTGAAGGTAAGCCTGGTCTAGCTAAAGAACTTACGGCTGGGTTTGAAGTCAAAGCTAAGTCTAGCAAAAGTACTGGCAAGTCATTACCTAATATAGACTTTGATAAGCTAATCAATGATTTGGACCGTACTGAGCAGCTTTGGAACGAATACTTAGAGATGGAAGATGAAGACTTGATGGTGCTTCTATGAGCAAATACAAAGCAATATACGACAGAAAAGGCTTGCTTGCTGAGTACGAAAACGGAGAACTCACATGGGTTCGTGAAGAGTCCGGCAAGTCTAAAAAAGCAAGCCACCAAATTATGCTTGACATTCAACCGTATAAGAGCATGGTTGACGGAAGTATGATTACTTCGCGTTCAAAGCATAGAGAACATCTACGCCAGCATAACTGCATTGAGATCGGAAACGAGAAAATGCAGAACACCCCGCCGCCGGTTTCGACTAGCCGCCGCGAGATGTTGCACAGGCGTTTGGGCGATATGAGTGACCGCCAAGCCAATCAGATACTGGCGCAACTACGGAGAAATTGACTTGGACACCCAAGATCAGATCATTCCAGAAGACACGGGCGTAGATCGTAAGGATTTGCTTGCCCAGCAGTTTGATGACATTGAAGCTGACGATAACGACCCTAAAGACAGATTTTCCAAGTCTTACAATAAGCCTGCACCCCGCGCCGAAGACGGCAAGTATGTAGCGGCAAACGACGCCGCCCAAGCTGAACCGGCTGTCGAAGAACCCGTCTGGAAGCGCCCGCCTTCCTCTTGGAAGCCCGCATATCACGAAGTCTGGCAGACCGCCGACCCCCGCTTGCAAGAATACGCCCACAAGCGCGAAGAGGAAATGCGGGCTGGCATCGAGCCGCTGCGGTCAAAGGCTGAATTTGCCGACCAGATGAATGAGGCTATTAAGCCTTATCTAAACACCATTCAGGGCCTTGGTATTGATGCTCCGCGCGCTGTGAAGGCGCTCATGGAAGCCGACCATGTGCTGCGTAATAGCCCACCAGACCAGAAGCGAGCTTACCTTGCTAGCCTGGCTCGGTCCTATGGAATTAATTTGGGTGAAGTCGATCCGTACTCACAGGGCGGCCCGGTTGACCCAAATTATTATGCTCTCCAGAACGAACTGAATAATGTTCGCGGAGAAATTAGTAGTTTCAAACAGCAGCAGGAACAGGCTGAAAACCAATCTCTGCTGGGTGAAATCAATAATTTTGCTGGTAAAGCAGAGTACTTTGAAGAAGCGCGTCCGGTTATGATCCAACTCCTACAGAGTGGCGTAGCGGGCACGTTAGAAGACGCCTATGAAAAGGCGATTCGCCTTAACGACGATATTTTCTCGCAGACCCAGCAACGCTCACAGGCAGAAGCTGCGGCTCAGAAATCATCGTCGGCCAATCGGGCTGCGAAAGCAGCTAAGGCGGCAGCGGTTAGTGTCAAAAGTTCCACACCCGGCTCTAAGACTACGACCAAAGCGCAAGATAGACGCTCTATGCTGTTGGAACAATTCGACAGTGTGAACGAGCGTTTTTGATAACTTTGAAAGGACTATCCAATGGCTTTCGCCAATAGTTCGATCAGTGACATCATTGCGACGAACATTCAGAGCCGCAGCGGTGAACTGGCCGACAACGTGACCAACAATAACGCGCTCCTTCGTCGTTTGAAGGACCGTGGCAATGTGAAGACCTTCAGTGGCGGTAACGTCATCATGCAGGAAATCATGTACAATGACAGCAGCACGAACAACACCAACAGCTATTCTGGCTATGAAGTGTTGAACGTGTCCCAGAACAGCCCCATTTCGGCTGCTCAGTTCTCGATCACTCAGTACGCCTCGGCGATCACCATCTCCGGCCTGGAAATGATCCAGAATACCGGCAAGGAAGCGATCATCGACCTGCTGGATGGCCGCATGAACGTTGCGGAAGCCCAGTTGGCTAACCGCATCTCTGGCGACCTGTACTTGGACGGCACCGGCAACAGCGGCAAGAACATCACCGGCCTCGGAGCCGCTGTTCCTGACGCGCCCAGCAGCGGAACGTATGGCGGCATCAACCGCGCTTCGTTCACCTTCTGGCAGTCGGTTGCTTACTCCGGCGTGACCAACGGCGGTTCCGCTGTTACTGCCTCCAACATCCAGCAGTATATGGATTCGGTGGCCGTGCAGCTTATCCGTGGTACTGACAAGCCTGACCTGATCGTTGCGGACAGCAACTACTATCGCCTGTATCTCCAGTCGTTGCAGTCTATCCAGCGCATTTCGGACTCCGGTTCGTCTACCGCTGGCGCTGGCTTTGCCTCGCTGAAGTATTATGGCGCTGGTATGGCTTCGGACGTTGTGCTTGACGGTGGTATCGGTGCTTCGGCTACCGCTAACCACATGTTCTTCCTGAACACCAAGTATCTGATGTTTAGGCCGCACGCTGACCGTAACTTTGTTCCGATTGGTGGCGAACGCCAGTCGGTCAATCAGGACGCCATCGTGAAGCTCATCGGTTTTGCAGGCAATCTCACCTGCTCCGGCGCACAGTTTCAGGGAGTTTTGATAGCCTGATTTCGCTTAACTGGTTGCTTACTTACTGGTATTTCTGTACTATTCCATAAAATAACATGGAGAACACAGATGCCAGTAGGTAGGCCACCAGTAGATGAAAAGAAAAGGTTTTTGGAGAAAGTCGAGCAAAAGGAATCTGGTTGTCACGAATGGGCGTCTACGCTTCATAGGGACGGATATGGAAAATTCTATTTTCGTTCCCGACAAGAGCAAGCTCACCGCGTCTCTTATAAGTTGTTTATAGGTGAGATTCCTTCAAGGCTTTGGGTGCTGCATAAATGCGATAATCGCAAATGTGTAAATCCAAAGCACCTATTTCTTGGTGACAGTGTAGCAAATGTACGCGATATGGATAAAAAGCGCCGCCGTGGTACAAGATGCTCTCTAACTAAGGAACAAGCTAACGGAGTTTTAGGTCTTTTAGCTGAAGGGTACACGCAAGAAACTATCGCCAAACGTCTAGGTATTCATCAAACAGCGGTTAGTCGAATCAAATTAGGAAAAACGATGCTATTTAAGGATTAATCACATGGCCTATTCATTCACTGAAAATCGCGCTGGACAGCTCCAGATCGCGAACACTGACTCTGGCGTCACGATGGCGAATGGCACTTCTGCCATTCCCACGCCGCCAAACACGCTCGGCCAGGTTTGCCGCGCGTTCGACCCGACCTACGGCGAAGGTGAGTTCATCATGCTTGTTGGCGTTGCCAGCACCGTGGTTGGCTCGCTGGTGACCTACAATGCCTCGACCTACCAGACAGCCCTGTCGGCCAATACGGCCAACCAGGCTACTCCGGTAGCCGTTGCAATGGCGGCCAACACCGCTGGCCTCTTCGGCTGGTATCAGATTGGCGGCCTCGCGGTTGTCAAGAAGACCGCCGTTGCGACCAACGCCCAGGTTCCCGTTTACCAGTCCGCTACCGTTGGCCGTATTATGGCTACCGCTGCGTCTGGCAAGCAGGTTCTGGGCGCTCGTTCGGCTAACCTTGCCACTGTGGCTTCGGGTGTTTCGACTGTTATTGTGTCGATCAATCGTCCGCATCTGCAGGGTGCCGTTGCCTAATGATCGTACCGTCTAATTTAGATGATACGATTCCTATCGTGTGCAACACGGAGGATCACGAGATTTTCGGCAACATAACTGCTGCCGTTGCTCGTGATCTTCCGTGGCTCCAGCTTTCTGAGCCGCACGATGGGGTAGCTGTGATTGTGGGGGGCGGCCCTTCTATGAAGCCGCTGCTCCCCATGATTGCCGGTCATAAGGCCGCTGGTCAGGCCATTTTTGCCGTAAATGGCACTATTCCGACCCTAGCCAGCGTTGATGTGACTCCTGATTACTTTGTGCTACTGGACGCCAGGGCGCACAATCAGGGCTTTGTTCATCCCAATAAGAACACCAAGTACCTTATCGCGTCCCAGTGCAGCGATGGCGTCTTTGAGGCCCTGGGCGGCCATGACGTTACCCTGTGGCACCCGGCTTATCCTGGCATTCAGGACTATATCGGTGATCGTCTTTGCGCCCTAATCGGCGGCGGGACCACCGTCGGCCTACAGGCCATGAGCATTGCCTTCTGCATGGGCTATCGCTCAATCCACCTGTACGGCTTTGATTCCAGCTATTCTAATGGCGAAGGCCATGCCTACGCCCAGGCGGCCAACGCCGAAGACCCACGCGAAGGCTACTGGGTTGGCGGCAAGGAATACATCGCGGCCCCTTGGATGGCCCGTCAGGCCATGGAGTTCCAGACCGCAGCAGAACAGCTTGCGGAAGAGGATACGATCATTCAGGTCCACGGCCACGGGCTGCTCCCAGCCATTGCCAAGGCCATGTCTGAGCCTCCCGCGCTTATGACGGAAGTCGGGAAATACGAAGCCATGTGGCAGACCCCGCTTTACCGGGAAGTGGCCCCCGGCGAGTCATTTGCGGAACATTTTGTCCAGATTGCCAATCCCAAGCTGACAGATGTCATTGTGGACTTTGGCTGCGGCACAGGACGGGGCGGTCAGAAGATTGCCAACCTGACCCGCTGCGAAGTGCAACTCGTTGATTTTGCTGAGAATTGCCGCGACGAAGGCAATAACTTGCCCTTTACGGTAGCCGACCTGACCAAGCCCATCGGCGTCAGTGGCAATATCGGCTACTGCACAGATGTCATGGAGCATATCCCGCCGGAGGATGTGTCTGACGTTATTAGAAATATCATGGATTGCGTCGATAGTTGCTATTTCAAAATAGCCCTGTTTGACGATAGTATGGGAAAGCTGATCGGTCACCCGCTTCATCTATCCGTGTTTCCTAGCGAATGGTGGCAGAGCAAATTTTCTGAATATGACATCAAGTACGAGCATTCGGATCAAGGCGATGCCTGTCCGTATGCCACATTTTACGTTCAAAACCCTAGATAAAGGATCTAATCATGCCCATTCCTTCAAGAGTCCTCGCCTCCGGTAATTCCCCGCTGGCGACCATTTCCATCTGCGGTGACGGCGCGACTGCCTTGGTTGCCGTTGGCACGACACAGGCAGATGCCTTGCAGCTTTCGGCTGTTGTTAACGCCATTACGACTTCCTCGGCGTCCACTGGCCTCAAGTTGCCCCCGTGCGAAGCTGGCGCTGTTGTCTATATCTACAATCTGAGCGGCCAGACCCTTCAGATTTACAGCAACGAAACCACAGGCGTCACCATCAATGCGGCTGTTGCCGGTTCGACTGGCGTTGCCTTGGGTAATACTAAGACTGGAATCTGCCTTGGCACTTCCGCCACCACCTGGGCCGTTACTGCGGCTCTGTCTTCCACGTAAGGAGTAATTTATGCCTCTGGATAGCGATATCTCCAATGCCGATTCTCACCTGCACGTAGAGTTTTACGTGTTTGACAAGGCTCCCTACAAGGACACGCCTTTTGTGAGAATTATGGTGCCGGGAGATAAGACTAACATCATTGAGCAGCCCGCCCGCGAACACCACAAGGAACGGTTTATTCGTCAATGGCTTCATTTCCAGTCCCAGAACAATGACGGTCAGGTGATCGGCACGAAGCTGGATCAGTGGAACAAGGATAAGCCTGAGGATTTCAATGAAAACCAGATGGCTGAATTGCAGATTTTGAAGTTTCAGACCGTCGAGCAGGTCGCAACGGCCACGGACGCCCAGTTGCAGCGTATTGGCATGGGTGCCGCTGGCCTTCGCGAACGCGCTCGCGGGTATCTGACGCAGCGAAATCAGTCTGAAAGCAGCACTGAATTGGCTAAGACCCGCAGCGAACTAGATGAGTTGAAGGCCCAGATGGCTTTGCTCATGGCGCAGCGTAAGCCTGGTCGGCCACGCAAGGAAGATGTAGATGTCCAGTACGACGATGCTCCAGTTGGTGCAACAGGCCACCAATGAACTAGGCGTTCCAACACCGACAACGGTTGCGGGAAACACGAACCAAGACGTTATCCAGATTCTTGCGTTGATGAACGCTTCTGGGTACGAATTGCTGCGTAAGGCCGACTGGCGCGAACTGACAATACCGTACAGCTTCTTTACGGAATACACGACCACGACGGGCGACTACACGACCAGCGCGCTGACGATTACCAACATCCCGTCCACTGCCGGGTTGGACACGACATACATGGTGGTTGGCACTGGCTTTCCAAATGCCACGTTCATCACCAGCGTGGATTCTGGTACGCAGGTCACTGTCTCGCAGTATTCGACAGAGGCCGTGACCACTGGCACGATCTACTTCCAGAAGGTCAAGTACGACCTGCCGTCTGACTATGACAGCATCGTGCCGCGTACACAGTGGGACAAGAGCAAGCATTGGGAAATGCTTGGCCCGGAAAGCGCCCAGCAGTGGGAATGGCTTCTCAGCGGCTTTATCAGCACCGGCCCGCGTATCCGCTGGCGCTTGTTGGGCAGCTATTTCCAGATTTGGCCGGGTTATTCGGACACTGAAAATCTGGGCTTTGAGTACCGCAGCAAGGGTTGGGCGAAGGCAGCCAATGGCGATGTGAAGAATAGCTTCACGGTTGACACTGATACCTGCATTTATCCTGACCGCGTGATGGTTCTGTCTACGAAGCTAAAGTACTTCCAGGCCAAGGGCTTCGACACAACTGCGCTTTACCGCGATTATCTGACTGAGTTCGACACTTCCGTAGCCCAGGACACATCGTCGGCTAACCTGTCGTTTGCACCGCGCCCCGGTAGCGTGTTGATCGGATGGGACAATATCCCGGATAGCGGATATGGCAGTTAGCCCACGCTCCATTGTCCAAGGCAACGCGGCTCAAGTTCAGTCGCTGCCTGCCCCGTTGGGCGGCTGGAACGCGCGTGACAGCCTTGCCAACATGGAACCTACGGACGCTGTAACGCTCATCAATATGTTCCCAACGGTCAGCAGCCTGACCATGCGGGGCGGCTATAGCAAACACGCCACGGGCCTTGATGGCAAAGCCCAGACCCTTCTGATCTATAACGGCGGCGCAACGTCAGAGATGTTTGCCGTCACTAGTACAGGCAAAATCTACGATGTAACCGCCGCCGGGGCTGTAGGTTCGCCTGTTGTGTCCGGCCTGACCAACGGTATCTGGGAATACGTCAACATCACCACGGCTGGCGGCAGTTACCTTATGGCCGTCAACGGCGTTGATGACGCCCGGCTGTACGATGGCACAACTTGGTCAACCCCAACCATTACGGGCGTGACTGACAACAACCTGTCCAATATCACGCTGTTCAAGAACCGCTTGTGGTTCATTGAGAAAAACACGCTAAAAGCCTGGTATTTGCCGACTAGCTCAATTGGCGGCGCGGCTCAATATATCGACATGAGTTCTATTTGCCGCCTTGGTGGTCGTTTAGTCGATCTGGACACTTGGACGCTTGACGCTGGCTATGGTGTTGATGACAACATTGCCTTTATTACTAACCAGGGCGAAGTTGTCGTATTTCGTGGAACAGACCCTGCTAGCGCGGCCACATGGTCACTGATTGGCGTATGGGACATAGGTTCGCCGGTTGGTGCGCGAGCCATGTTGAAATGGGGCGGCGACTTGCTGGTCTTGACCTACGCTGGCTTGATGCCCTTTGCCGCATCCCTGCAATCCAGCCGCCTAGACCCCCGTGTGGCCCTTTCCGACAAGATACAGGGCGCGATCACAGCGGCCACGACCCAGTATGGCGGTAGCCACGCCGATGTCGGTTGGCAGATCTTTACCACTTCCAAATACAACGCTGTTTGGATTAACGTCCCAGTGGCTGACGGCCAGCAAGAGCAATATGTGATGAACACCATCACAAAGTCTTGGTGCCAATTTATGGGCTGGGCAGCATATTGCTGGGAAACGCTTGGCGAGGAGCCTTATTTTGGCTCAGACGGCTATGTCGGCCTTGCTTGGGATGACAATTACGCTGACAACACCAGCAACATAACCACAACCACGCTCCAGGCGTTCAACTATCTAGGCGCTCGCGGCGTCAAGAAGTACTTCACCCGCGCTAGGCCCAGCATCTTCACCAATGGCGACCCGACCATCAGCGTGGGCATGAATATTGACTTCGATACGTCCGACACCACGGCCCCTGTAACATTTACAGGCTCTGCCTATGCCGTCTGGGACGCTGCGACAAGCACATGGGACACGGCCCTGTGGGGCGCTGACTTGGCGATCCAGAACACATGGCTGGGCATTACGGGCATCGGCTACTGCGGCGGTCTACAGATGAAGACGGCCAGCAGCGGTATCCAGATACAATGGGCTTCGACAGATGTGGTGTATCAGACCGGATGGGCGGGCGTATAGTTAGCGGCCCCGAAGTGGGCCATTGGGTAGCAAAGCAGATGAACGGCAGTTTCAGCGGCGATACCGCTACTGCCATCGGGCTTGAAAAGGACGGAGAACTTGTAGCCGGTACTATGTATGAGAACTGGAATGGCCGATCTCTTATGGCTCATGTAGCTATAACTGGGCAGATTAACAGGTCATACATAGGGGCGATTTTTAGGTACGCTTACGTCAAATGCGGGGTCGAAAAGGTCATTGTACCAGTAAGCAACGCGAACGCTAAGAGTATGAAGTTTGTAGAGAATTTAGGGTTTACAGAAGAAGCAAGGATTACAGACGCAGCACCGGACGGCGACATTATTTTGTACACGCTGAAAAAGGCTGATTGTAGGTATTTAGGAGAACGATATGGGTAAGCCATCAGCACCGCCAGCACCTGACTATGCTGCCGCAGCGCGGGCGCAGGGCACTGAGAACATTGCCACTGCGCGTACTCAGGCTAGGCTGAACACGCCTAATACCTATACGCCATACGGCAGCCAGACCGTAAGTTTTGGCTCTCCAACTGTAAATCAGGCTGGCTATGACCAGGCCATGCAGGACTTCAACAACCGGCAGGAGGAGTATGACTCAAGCGGCAATGTCATAGCCGGGACTGCCCCTACCATTGAGCAGTTTACGACGGCTGGCGACTCTGACACGCCTACCATTACCCAGACGCTAAACCCGGAATCGCAAGCCGCTCTAGAAGCCCAGCAGCGCATTGGACGGCGTTTGTCGCAGACTGCTGAAAATTACGCAGTTCCGACGCTTGAAGGGGCTTTGAAAACCCCATTTGATTCAAAAGGTTATGACATCCAGACTTCTCTCGGCCCGCAGATGCCGGTCAATTACGGCCCTGCCATGGGCCAGTACGGCATGGCGGGCAGCGTTCCTTCCGGGGCCTTCGGTCAGGCCGGAAGCGTTGGGGCTGACAGATATGGTCAGGCTCAGGGGATTGATGCCGGTGCCTATGGGCAGGCTCAGGGCGTTAATGCGGGCCAGTTCGGCGGTCTAAGGACTGGCGCAGATATGTCTGGCGTTGCGGCCATGCCGGTCAATGCCGGTATGACAGGCCAGCAGGCCATTATGGCCCGCCTCCAGCCCCAGCTTGCCCAGCAGTCTGCGGCTACCGCCCAGCAGCTTGCCAATCAAGGCATCACGCCCGGCTCAGAGGCGTACAATAACGCCATGCGCCAGCAGCAGCAGGGCCAAAACGACCTTCTGAGCCAGGCTGCCTTGCAGGGCATTGGCCTGGACATGAGCGCCAATCAGCAGGGCTACGGTCAGGCTATGGGCCAGGCCGGTATGTACAATGCCGCCTTGGGTCAGGGTTTCGGTCAGGCTGCCCAGGCGCAGCAGATGGGCAATCAGGCCATCGGTCAGAACTTCGGCCAGGGCTTACAAGCCAACCAGGCTGGCAATCAGGCCATTGCCCAAAACTACGGGCAGGGCATGAGTTCCCAGCAGCTTCAGAACCAAGCTATCGGCCAGAATTACGGTCAGGGCATGAGTTCGCAAGACCAAGCCAATGCCGCAATGGCCCAGAATTATGGTCAGGCTGGGCAATCGGCTGGGCTGTATAATCAGGCTGCTGCCCAGCAGTATAACCAGAACCTTGGCGCGGCCCAGTTCGGCAACCAAGCCCAGCAGCAGCGGCTCCAGCAGAACATTGCCATGCGGAACCAGCCTTTGAACGAAATCATGGGCTTGCTGTCAGGCTCGCAGATCCAGACGCCGCAGTTCCAGGGCTACGCGGGCGGCGGTAACATCCAAGCCGCGCCCGTCGCTCAGGCTGCGACCAATCAGGGCAATTACGACACGGCAGCGTATAATGCCAAGATGCAGGCGCTAGGCGGGCTGTATCAGGGTATTGGTAGTATTGCTGGCAATATGGTTCCTAGAATTGGCGGATAATTTCGGAGCATTATAATGAAATATATCAGCTTTACCAAAGACGACGACTACGCTTCCCGCAAGGCTGCCATTGCCCGCCAAGAGAAGCTGGCCGAAATGCTGTCCCAGATGGGCGCGCAGGAGCAGGCCGTGTCCACAGCGGGAGGCATCACCGCGCCCATTTCCGGCATGGGGGCGCTGGCTCGTGGCCTGACCAGCTTTGGTGGGTCATACCTGTCGGGCAAGGCGGAACGCGATGCTGCGGCGCTGGATAAGGCGTCTCTCGAAAATGCGGCGGATAAGGCTGAGGCGCTTTACACGCTTGGCGGCATAGAAGGCGGCACGTTTAAACTTGGTGAACCCGCTATGGAAACTCCAATGCAAGGTATCCCAGACAGTAGCAAGGTGCAACCGCGCGATATTGGACAGACAATGCCGCGAGAAATTACGTTAGGGGACGTTTCCCTTGGCGCGCCTTCGTATGAAGACCAGCAACGCTTGCTTAGAGGATATCGGCGGTCCAGCGACCCAAATTTGCGGCAGGTGGCAACCGACGAAGGGGCGCGGATTGAGGCTGAAAACCTGTACAAGCGTGGCCGGACTGACACGGCGGCTGATTTGGCCGACAGACGGGCGTCTGAAGCAGGCATTAGGGGTGAGGCGCGCACCCAAGAAATCGCAGACAAAACAAAAACTCCGCTTAAGCCAGAAGAAGTTGCCAAGCTAGGCTTCAGACCGGGCACTGTTGTTTATAAAGATCGCTTTGGTAACATAAGCGTTGAGCAGGCTCCTGACTATTTGTCACAGGAAGCATTTAATCAGAGACTTCAGCTAGCCGCCGCAGGGCGCGCGCAAGGCGGGCTGTCACCGACACCCGCAATTCTACAGGCTGACACAAGGGCACTTGCAAAAGCAACTGAAGCGTCTAACGCGGCTGTTCCCACCGTACAGGCGCTTGAGAGGAGTATGCGAACTTTACTAAACCCAAATACGTCTGCTAATGTTTTTCTTCCTGAATTTAATTTAATTGATCGTACATTGGCTTTATTTGGTAATGACGCGGCGGAGAAAAGGGCAACAGATGTTGGTCTTCTTACTGCAACTGGAGATATTGCCGGTATTGCTGCGCTTGCAGGGATAGGCGGTAGTGATACAGAAAGAGAATTGGCTGTCGCCACCAGAACGGCTTACAACCGTCGTGGCACCAACGCAGAAAACTTAGACCTTACAAGAAAAAAGTTATCGGCTTTTCGTTTTGTGGCTGACTATCCTCTCTTGGCGAATGATTGGATTGCTAAATATGGGTCTTTGCATCCGACATTTAAGGACGAAGATGGAGGAACTTTTGCGCGGTTTGCAGACAGGGAATACAAGCGTATTAGGGCCGAAGTTAATGCTATGGGGGCACCGGCTGCGGGCGAAACAGTACCGACTGCCACAGGCCCTAACGGACAGAAAATTTATCTTCGCAATGGGCAGTGGGTAAACAAATGAAAAAACAGCAACCGCCGCTTCCACCTGGGTTTTCTCTGGATCAAGCGACGCCCGGATCGGTGCAAGGTTCTGTACCGCTTCCACCTGGATTTTCTTTGGACGGCGCTGAAATTTCTTCGCCTCCACAGTCTTCGGATGACCTTTTTGCCCCCGGTAATGAAAAGCTATTGGAAAAAGCTAGGGCCAAGAACAGAGCCGACCTGCCGGGGCAACTGTACGGCTTGGGCTACGGGGCGGTTAAATCAGTCCTCGGCGGCGCTGGCGAAGTAGAAAACTTAGTAAGAAAAACTGTGCCTGAATACTTTGGCGCAAAGCCTCTTTATGAAGTTGACACTTTCGGCAACAAGTCCGGGACTTTTTTACCGACTATGGAGCAAGTAAAGGGCGCTGCCACATCAATGGGCATCCCAGCGCCCGCCAATACATCCGCAGAGACAGTAGGTGAGTTCATCCCTGCTGTTAAGGCTGGTGTTAGTGGAGTTCAGGCTTTGGCTGGTGCATTGAAAAGTGCCAAAACCGCCCGCGCGGCCAATGCTGTAACGTCTTTAGACGATATTAATAAAACAACCACGGACCTTTATACTGCGGCCAAAAATGAAAAAGTTGCAATAAAGCCAGAGGCTTGGAACGAGTTTTCTAAAAACTTGGGCCGCGATATGACTTCTCAGGAAGCAATGCTGACTACCGGCAGTAGCCCGGCCTTAAAGGCGTTGGACACAATTCAAGCGGAAACGGCTACCAACGCGCCTATTACGTTGGAAAAGGCGGATAAAATCCGCGCGTCAATAAATGGTTATGTAAAAGAAGCCTTAAGATCTGGTAACGACAACGAAGCTCGGTTGGCTGTTGTTATGAAGAATAAGCTAGATGACTTTCTAAATAATCTTGAAAATAACCCAGGAAGTTATACCGGGAATGCTTCAAAAGCTATCCCTATTTTAAAAGAAGCAAGAGCATCTTCTCAAAAGGGGTTTAAGGCAGATACAATTCGCGAGTTTAAAGAACTTGCAGAAGCCCAAAAAGGTGCAAAATATAACCCTGTTTTAGTTGAAAATGAATTAAGAGATTCTTTTGTAAAGCTGGAACAAGATTTTATAAAGCATCCGTCCCTTGCAAAGGCTTGGACGCCAGCAGAGCGGGCAGCCATACAAAAGGTGGTACAGGGTGGCCCTGTACAAGAAGCCATGCGCCAACTGTCAAAGCCTTTTCCTCTTTTTGGCGCACCCGGTAGCGTAACACCATTTATAGGCTCTACGGCAAAGAGAGTATCCGCCTCTGTAGGCCAGAAAAACGTCAAATTGTTGGATGAGTTGGTCCGGCGCGGTGGACCTGCTGTGAAGACTGGTGCCAACTTAAGGTCTACGGCTCGTCAAGCCGCGCTTGCAGCGGCCCTGTCTTTGAACAGGGGGCAAGACGATCAACGCCCCAACTACGAAGAAATCCCATGACCCGCCCCGCGTCAGGATTTGTGCCTACCCTTCCTTTCTATGCTGCCGTGATTTGATACGAGAAATATGAGATTGAGAGACGCCAAATTCCTTCGCCAAGACGTTCTGCGGCTCATTGCTATCGCGGATACGCTGGAT